CCGCCGGGAACAGCGCACGCGTGCCCGGGTAGGTGGTAAAGGTTTCGGCCGCGGCCTGCAGAAGGACGCCCTGCGAGAAATCGTCCTTGATCGGCAGATCGAGGTAGGCGAGCGCCGCCTCGTAGCCGTCCAGCTTGGCTCCGGCGAATTCGCCCTTGGTCGGATCGACCGCGAGACGCAGGTAGTCCTGGATCGAAAGCCGCGCTTCCTTGGCCTTGCGAATCAGGTTCTCGCCTGCCCGCAGCGACGCAGCGTCATTGCGGTCTTCCGGCTTGAACCCTGCGAGCAGGACTTCGGCAGGCTGGCGACCCTTGAGGATGGTGAGAAGATCGGTCATGTCAGCCTTCCTTACAGCATTTCGGCGATGACGTAGTCAGCACCGGTTTCGACGACGATGGGATCGGACACTTCGCCCGCGCCCGAGTTGAGAGTGGCCTTCTTGACGAGGCCCGCGCCCGCGCCGACGATCCGATCGCCAACGACAATGCCGTGGCCACCGGCGGCGGGCAGCCGCTCCTTGAACTTGCGGGCCACCGAGGCGGTCCGAATACCGCTGACGGCGCGATTCTCGGCCACGTAAACGCGACCGAAGATGCGCTCGCCGTTCCCGGCGAGCTTGACCGTACCGGCAGCGGCGGTGTCCAGCGCGACTGCCTTGCCTGCGGTCGCAGCAACGGCGTCATCCGTCGCGGCCACGCCCGAGAGAAGGTAGGTGAAAGTGAACTGCCCGAACGGGAAGCCTTCCATCTGGACCTGGTTGGGGGTGTAGGGCATCTGTCGTTCCTCTCGTCAGGCGAAATCAGGTCCGAACGCGGAAAGCGTCGGGGTTGAAGGTGAGCTTGGCGTCCTTGTCGACGTCGTCGCCGCCTGCGCCCTGCGACACCCCGCCGGTGGGCAGGATCGCGGTGAGGCCAGCGGTAAGTTCGTCGATCTTGGTCTTGAGCTCGGCGGTCGTCTTCGGCAGCTCTTCGCCCTTGAGTTCCGGCTTGCCAGTGGCGGTGAGCAGTGCGTTGACCTGTGACTGCAGGACAGCGATGGCGGCGTCACGCTCGGTGGCCACCGTGGTATCCCCGGCAGCTTCCTTGAGCTGGGCGATCTCGGCGTCCTTGGTGGTGACTTCGCCGTTGAGACGCGTCACTTCGGCTTCGGCGGTCGTCGCGCGGCCCTCGGCGGTGGTCAGCTTCACGGTCAGCTCGCCCTTGGCGGTGCTAAGCTCCGTGAGCTGGGCAGTCATGGCGGCAAGATCCATTGTGTCTTCCTTCGTACCGATGGACGCCTGAACTACCAGTTCGTCCGTTTCAAATCCATTCGCGGCCAGTTGCTTGATCGCGTCGGGGGCGAGCCTTGCCTGAGATTTACCGACAATTTTAGGCTTGTCCGCTGCACCACGGGCAACCAGGCTCAATTCGATGAACTGGTTAAGGCCGATCATCTCACCATGCACGTCGTTTTGGCCAATCTTGTGGCCGTTTGCGCAGGTGCGTTCGTAAATGTTCTCGCTGCTGCCGAACTGGAAGTAGTCCCATCCACACTCTGAGCACTGGAAGGACTTCGACAGGAAGGCGACCGAAACTTCATCGAGCGACCCGGCGTTGAGTTTCGCAATCAGCGAATCTTCCGTCGGATCGAGATAGAACAGGGCCCGCATTTCGAGCCCGTCGGTGTAATCGAGACCGGCGTGGAACATCCGACCCTTCGGCGCACCGAGAAGTTCGTGATCCGCGATCAGCGGAACGTGATTACCCGAGTTGATGTATTCCACCATCGCCTGCAGAGTGGCAGGCATCACGACCGCCTTCTCGAACAGGGAGCCCTTCTTGCCGGGCAGGGGCTTGGTGTTGAGCGCGATGGTCTCGAAAACAGCAAAGTTGGTCGGGTCGACGTCTTCGCCGACTCGTTCCTTGATCATCGCGGCTAGCGCGGGGGTCATGGGAAGCTGCTTCATATTCGGGCTCCTAAGTTCGGGACGGCGAGCAAGTCTAGTGGTTATTGGTCAACCGGCTAGTTCGACTTCGTAACCGTCTTCATTCCGCCAAATCAGCTTGGTCTTCTGTTTCGCGTTGCCCGACTTGGCCGCGTTGTTGCGACCAACGCCATTTCCGCCTTCGCCTGTCAGCGACCGGCCCAGCGAATCACTGTTCGGCGAGACCGCGCTGGTGTCGATGCCGACAGGCTGCGGTTCGGCAAAGCCAGTGCCGGAGAGCTCCGGAGCTTTGTTGTTCGCACTGCGACCATACATCGCCATCGTGTATTCGTCGTCGGTGATGATCCCCAACGACAGATCTTCCTTGAGGCGCGAGGCACGCATCGTGCGCTGCGGCTCCAGCTCAAGGTCCGGACGAAGTTCGACCGGCGGGAAGAAGACGATAATCCGGCCCGCGTAGCCGGTGAGGCGCGCGGCCAGCGTGACCGCCTGCGACAGAATATCGGCAACGGCTCGGTTCAATGCGTCGGCGTTGAGTGCAAAGAGCCGGGCTTCGGTCGAAGCGACCTGACCGTTATCGGACTTGCCCACCACGGCGGGCATGACCTTGAGAGCGGCTTGGTTCTGCGCATTGAGGACGTCGATCACGCCTTGGATTTGCAGCCCCGCCGACGGGTTCTTGTCGTTGATGATCGAGGTCTCGATCGCCGAAGTGTGAACAAACGCGTCCGACGATTGGAGATTGGCAATGGTCTGCCGAACTCGGTTGAGCTCAGCTTCCATGAAGGCTCGGAGTTGTTCCGGATTGCTACGATACGCAGGCGGCGCGGCCTTCGCAACGACGTCTTCGAGAACCTTCACGTCCACACGCGGGTAACCGACGATCTTCATGATCCGGTAAAGCTCATTGATGACGAGCTGCCGCGAGGCGATCGTGTTGATCGAAGACACGAATGGCGAGAAGGTGTACATGTCGAGCGGCGACTGGTGGAAGCTCGACGTGAAGAAGGTCGGGATATTGAGATCGATCTTGGTGTTGGTTCCGGTCGGAGTCTGCGTCGGCTTGTAAACGCCGGGGGCCGTCTGTTCCCAAGTCAGGGTCGCCGGATCGACCGTCCGAAGTTCGCTCGGCACGTACGTCTTGTCCAACACCAATTCCAACGCGGTTCCGCCGCGCAGGAGCATCATATAGCGGTGGGCATTGCACAGAGAATTGGTCGTCGGCTTGTTGGAATAACCGACCGTGTAGTCGTTCGTCGTAGTCATCAGTGCCATGATCTGGCGACCGAGCTTGATCCCTTCTGGATCCATTTCACCTTCCGGATTGACCGCAACGATCTGCGGTTCCGAGGATCCGGCGACTGACAGATACGCGTTGATCGCGCTGCTGACGTCCGGGTCCATGTTGGCGAGCGTGGCCAGCAGGGTCCGGCTGTCATTGGCGACTCGGCTCGAATAGACATCAGTGAGGTGGTCACGATAGGTCGGCAGAGTCATTACCGACTGCTGCGGGTTGAACCCCGGCGTTGACGCACGACCGCCTTTTTGACCCCGACCCTTCGGGAGAACGACGGCGCTGAGCCCGGTCAAAATGCTGCCTGCCATTATCCAAGCCTCGCCATGCGGGCCAGCTGCTTGTCGCCGCCCGCGCCGTTGAAGTTCAACATTCCTTGTGCGCCCGTACCAAACTGTGCCCCGTAGAACGAGGAACTTGTTGCGATGGTGGAAACACGGTTCACGAACATGTGATCACCGACTCGGCGCGCGAGAAGGCTAAGCGCCAAGGCATGGAAATAGTGGTCGTTTCCAGTGGTTTTCATCCACTCGGCTTCGACCGATTCACCGGGTTTTTCATTCCGGACCATGTCGGTGAAGTGGGTTTTGAGCGTTTCGGCCTGTCCGCGATAGCCGGAAAGGGTCAACTTCCTGTGACCGAACAGGGCTTGAAGCCGGTCAAGCAATAGGGTGCGATTGGCGGAATAGTGCGAGAGCACCTTGGTATCGACTTCGTTGACCGGCGCTAGCACCTGCACACCGCGGTATTGCACCGGAACAATCTGGCTGTGCGTCAAGTCTCGAAGCCCGTCAGCTTGCTGGGTATAGGGAAAACGGTCGATGCAGCCTTGGGCGACGTTATAGATTTTGAGCAGTTCCTCGACCCGGCTCTCAAGGAAAGCAGCAGGCACGGTGTCGAAGAGCACGGCATGCGGGAAGCCTTCGGCATCATCGACGCTCACGACGATGTGGCAGGTGAAGCCGACGTCAATCCCGAGAAATGCGGGGACGTCCTTGCTGATCGTGGGAATATTCGGCGTTCCACGCGCCATGCAGGCCTCGATGTCAGCTTTCTGCACCCGCGCGTCGGCGGCGGTGTATTCTTCACCCAACACGGTGTTGTAAAACCCGCGCGTAAACGAGTTCATCTGATATTGAGCCAGCTGTCCGAACACGTAGGACGGCTTGATCCGGCTGGTTGAAAACGGACGAACCTGATAGCCGCGGAAATTGTGCCGCGAGGGGAACGTGGCGACCCACTCACGCAGGGCCGGATTGCCAAGGTCGAGCCGGGTGCTGCACCGCTCGCAGCGAACGTAGCAGTCCTCAAGGTTCAGCATGGCAATCTGCTCGGACGTCAGGTCGGTGAACTCCTGCACATCGAACTTGAAGTCCTGCACATGGACGAAACGCGGTGTGAAGCGAGGAACTTGCACATGATTGCAGCTGGAGCAGCGACAGGTGTATTCGCGCTGATCGGTCAGCTCGTAGTTCTTGGAAATGCCAAACCCAGCGAACGTCGGCGTCGAAAACGCCTGCGTCATCTGCATATCGGAGCCCTGCAAACGCGATTGGTAGAGCGCAATGATCTCCTGCGGACTTAGGTCCAGCTCATCGTGGAAGAGGAAATCGCAGCTTAGGCTGGTGGCGTCCGACTCGGTACACCCGGTGATGTAACCAAAGCTGTCGCGAATCTGGATCTGATCTTTCGATCGCGTGGGCTTCGTGCTCGACGGCGGATTGAACACCGCGTCGGCCTCCAAGATCGGCTTAATGCGCGAATTGTAGGTCTTCGTGAACATCTTCTCGTTGGGCATCGAGAACAGACCGGCCAATGCGGTGCTTCGGGTCAGAATGGCGAGGAACTTTCGGATCTGAACTTCGGTCAAGCCGATCTGCGAGCACTTTTTGACCGTGAGGTTGTTGTGCATGTCGTCGGCAATGGCACGCTGGAACGCGTAGCCTTCGTACGAAAACGGACGCTTTTTCAGCGTCGTGTTCGTTGCAATCCAGTCACCCATGGACTGGCTGGCGTTCACATCTCCGAAGCGGAGCTTGATCGCCTGGTATAGTTCCTCGTACAGCATCGAGGCTACGTGTCCTAGTCCAGCGGAAAGTTCAAATGGTTGCCGGTCAACCGCTACGCCCAGCCGAGGCCTCGTCGTCCCAAGTACATTGCGGCGTCTGATTTCACGCCGCGGTAACGGCTGGTTCGAGATGAGGCTCCGAAATAAACTGATGGTTCATCTAGAGCCGAGTTCTCGGAAATTCGCAAAGCAACACCAAAGACACCGCGGCGGGTTAGGGTGAAAGGAAGCCTAGCCATTGGCAATGACCAGTTCGAGTTCGGGAATGCCACTGCTGGCGCTGTCGGCGGCTACCGCGAGAACCAGAGCGCTATCGGTGAAAACCACCGGCATCCCGACCTTGAACAGGTCATGAGTGTCGCCGTCATTGGCAATGCGGCAGCGGCCCGACCACAGCGGACGCATCACGAGAACATTGAAGGTGCCGACGGTTGCGACCGAGCAGGCCACATTGTCGATCTTCTGGATGCCAGTGTCGCCAGCTTGCAGGGGGATTTGCAGCATGCGGCCAAGGGTAGGTGCGAGACCCGCCGCAAGGGTGGCGGTGCGACCGGTGGTGCCCGCTTGGTTGGTGTAGGTGATGGTGAAAGTCGGGTTGCCGGTGAATGCTGTGACCGTTTCGATCCAGATTTGGGTATCACCATAAGACCCACCGGGCATGCGGCTGACGTAGCTGGGCTGCGACGAAAGTGCAGTGTTCGCATTGAAGGCGTAGGCTCCAGCCTTGAACACCATGTCGAACAGCTTCATGCGCGCAGCAACCAAGTTGCCAAAGTCGACTTGGCTCAGATAGCCAGTCGCTGCTCCGCCAAAGGCATCGATATTCGGACAACCAGCGGTGCCGTCGTTCGGAACCACACCGGCGGTCGTACTGGTGCCAGCGAGTGTACCCGCGCCGGGGTTGCCTGCCAGTTCGAACAGCGAGAACCATGCGCCCGCAATCGTGGTCCGCGAGGCCGACTTGAAGAGCGAAATATAGCTCTTCGCTGCCGCCATGTACTGATCGACCGTGGCAATCGCCATCAGCCGATAACCGTAACGCGCACTGCGCTCGCGGCGGGAGCGGTCGCGAAGGTCAGAGTCACCGTGTTGGTGTCAGTCGCCACCCAGTCAACGAGAATCATTTCGTCGGTCGAGTTGAGCCGAGTGGTGACCGAAACGTCCTTGGTGCCGAGATTGTGAGTGACCGGGATCGAAGTCAGCGAGCCGTTACCGACCGAAGTCGAATACTTGCGGGCAACGATCGAGGTATCGATCTGCAGACCACCGGCCACGGCGCTGATGCCGCCCGAGGCGACCACCTGTGCGCGGATGTCCTGCCCGACAAGCTGGACACCGAGGCTGGCGGTATAGCTGGTCGAGGCACCGAACTGGTTGATGGTGATCGAGGTCGAACCGATGGTGATGGTGCCGGTGTTCTCGATCCGCCACTGGGTCTTGCCGTAGGTGGTGCCTTCCTCGACGAACCAGAAGGCCCCCGGGGTCAGCTCGCCGGTGGCATCGGCGTCGGCGGCGCGCGCCCACGCCCCCGCGGCGACCACGTAGACACCGTTCTGGCTGGCGGTGGTCTGGCCACGAACAAGCACGCGGTCTCCAGCGATGACCGAGACGCCGTCGATGGTCTGAGTGCCCGACAGGGTGATGTTGGAAGTGGCAACGGCACGGACCGAGGCCTTGGCGTCGATCCCGGCTGCGGCATTGGCCACTTGGGTTTGAACCCAGTTCATAGTAGCGGCGTCTTGCGGACCGATGGGGTCCGCAAGATTGGTGATTTTCTGGCTGTTCAAGCTCAGCGACGCGGTCGGGACAGCGAACTGGTCCAACCGATAGGCCTGAACGGTGGTCGCGAGATCGGAGATCGTGGCTGCCAGTTGGGTGCCGGTGCCGTTGGCGCGCGCGAGGTAATAGGCCCCGTTCTGGCCTTGGAGCAAATCACTGTCGAGCGAAGTCAGGCCCCACGCAGAGTTACCGCGAATCTGGAGCCGGTTGAGCGCGGTGTCGAAGTAGACCTGCCCGACGGCGGGGCTCGACGGGGCCGACGCGAGTGTAACGATCACGCCATTCTGGATGGCGTTCTTCTGGAGATCAATTGGGCCAAAAAACTTCATGGGTCGCTACCTCAGCTCTGCAGTGCCGCTCACTGGTTGGGAAAACTCGATCAAGCAAGTGTTAATGTCGAGGTGGGTGACGTTGGTGAACACAACATCTCCAGCACTATCGAAAACTTGAACCAAAGGATTGAACCCGAGATTGTGCGGAATCATCCAGGTTGTTTGAGCGCTCGGCGGGGACCAACTGACGGCGGAGCCATCTCCATTCCGCCCCGGCGGTCCGAAAATTGCAATAGTCGCGCTGAACGGGTCGTCGAAATCGAACACCAACCCGGGGAGATCGGGAAGGAAACGCCGCAGGACCAGCGGCTGGGCCTGTTGGCGAGTGATCTTCACGGCTTGACGACCACCGGCGTTGGTTCAGGAATATAGACCGTCGTGTCAAGCATGACATACCGGCTGTAGTAGAGATATTTGTCATTGCTCAGACCACTCGTGTCCAGCAGGGTCAAGATCCATCGGTCGCCATCCGCCGTGGCGGTCAGAGAAATGTGGGGGGCACCGGGCTCGGGCGCGTCGCCGCGATCGTTGGCCAGAACCAGCCATGCGGTGGGCGTCGCAGCGATCGACGAAGCATCGTCGGCCTGCTCGATGACTCGAAGGGTGGAGCCCCGGCGGACTGTCATGAAGAGTGCGTTGGCCATTTCCTGCGCGTGACGAGAAGATCGGGGTCGGTCAAGGTGGTTTCGAGCGGTGAGCGAGGATTAGAAACTATGTGACTAAGAATAATCCCCTTGCGTGCGAGGCGAGTCATCCCTTTATGGGGCCTATGAGCAATTATCCCCCGATGCGCCTCTCGGCGCTGAACCAGCTTCTGGAGATGAAAACCCAGCTGCTGGCGCACCCCGACTATTTGGCCGAGTCGCCTTACGACAATGAGACGCAGGACATCCTGCGAGAGCTGCTGGCACGCGAGACGGTCGAGGTCATCGTCGAGCGCGAGGTCGGCGGGGGCGAGAAAGCCGGTCGTGGCCGTCCTTCCAAGGACATCAAGCTCTCGAACGAGGATCAGCAGTTGGTCCTCGACGGGATCAAGACCACGCTGGCTGAGCTGGACAAAATGGCCGACACCGCCGTCGAGACCAGCGAGAAGATCCAGGTTGCCAAGACCCGCACTTCGCTACTCGATCAGCTCCTCAAGATGCAGGAGCGGCACACGGCAATGACCAAGATGGGGCAATTCGTCGAGATCGTCGTGAGTATTCTCAACGATTTCATGGACGAAAAGGATCGCGAGGCGATCATGTCGCGGCTGGACGCCTACCGGTGACTTTCATCGCTATTCCGCAAGGGATCAGCGGTGTGCTGATGATCTTGGCCGGTGTTCGGCTCGGCATCGACCCTGAAAACATCCTCCTGACGGTCAGCCTTCTGGCCCTCGGGGTCTATAACATCCTGAACTGCATTCACCACGAGCCCCCGAGGACTTCATGAACAACATCTTTTTGGACAACGCGCCGCTGTATTGGGCAGTGGGCATCCCCGCTATGCCGCTCAAGCGCTGGAATTCCATCGGTAAGGGCGCGGGCAAGGCCCCGATCCTCGCCGAATGGACCCAGTACGGCGAGCATATGCCCTCTCGCGCGATGCGCGACCACTGGTTGCAGGCCTATCCTGACAGCAACATCGGGTTCCCCTTCGGCGAGGCCTCGGGGCTGTGCGCGATCGACATCGACAGCGAGGATCAGGACATCGTCGACGCGATCGTCGCTGCCCTGCCGAAATCACCATGGATCCGCGTCGGCAAGAAGGGCGTGGGCCTGATCTATAAGTGGCAGGGCCAGTCCAACTTCAAACTTCGAGATTCGAACAATCAGTCGATTGTCGAATTCCTCGGCAAGGGCAACCAGATGGTGCTGCCGCCGTCGATCCACCCCGACACCGGCAAGCCCTACGTCGCGAACAATCCGCTCTACGAGGTCATGGACAAGATCCTGCCTCTGCCGATCGACATCGAGAATATCCTGCGCCGGGCGCTGGAACCGGTCATGGGCACGCGCGGGCTGTCGCTGTCGCAGTCGGGCCGCTCTGCGCCACTCGAAGTCGTGCCGCAAGGCGAGCGTGACATCCAGATGATCCGCCACGCCGGGTATCTGGCACGCGTCGTTCTCGGAATCGACCGGTCCAACAAGCTCACCCTTCGGGAAGGCATGGAACACATGCATACCTGGATCGAGGATTTCACCGCCAAGACCGCCGGTGACGATATGGACCCCGCCAAGGGTGTGGGTAAGCTGTTGGAATTCCTGCTGAAAGACGTCGAAGCCGGGAAGACCCTGCCGAACGGCTGGGACGATGGGCTGACGGACGAACAGCGCGAGCATCCGGCGATTGCCGAGATGATCGAGAAGAACAAGGTCCAGCGCTGGACCGTCTCGAAGGCAATCGCGTGGCTGGAGCAGGAGATTGCCCGTCAGCCGGGCGATATCGACTACGCCATCGCCAAGGCGAGCGAACTGACGAAGCTGCTGGCTGCTGACGACCACTTCTCCGAGGTTGAGTACAAGCGGCTGGTGGGGGACCATTTTCGGTCGATCACCGGCTTCAAGTTCTCCAAGCCCGACATGGCCAAGACCTTCAAGGAAGCCAAGCAGGGCGACGCCGAACAGGCTCCCGATCAGGAAGCGATTGCGCAGCAGGTCTACGACATCATCTGCCGCGGCGGGCAGCTGATCTATGATCTGGAGCAGTTCTGGCAGTGGAACGGCTCGTGCTACAAGCACTTGGCCGATGAAGAGGTCATGCAGATCGTCGCCTCCGAGATCAAGGGCAACGTCCTGTCGCGGCGGTTCAGCGATTACGTGGCCGTCACCAAGACGATTGCGCTGATTGCGCGCGGGTCGCTGGTCACCGAGTTCGAGCCGGGCATCAACTTCGCCAACGGCTACCTCACGACCGATCTGGTACTGCACGATCACTCCCCGAAGTGGGGCAAGACCTTCACCATGCCGTTCGACTACGTGCCCGCGCGCGCCGGTGAGGCGCACAAGTGGCTCAAGTTCCTCGAAGACTGCTGGGGCGACGACACCGACTATGCCGAGAAGGTCTTGGCGTTGCAGGAAGCCATGGCGGCGACGATGTTCGGCATGGCGTGGCGCTACCAGTCCGCGTTCCTGCTCTACGGCCCCGGCGGGACCGGCAAGACGCAGGTGCTTGAGGTTTTGCGCTCGATGATGCCCGCCGATGCTCAGTCCGCGGTGCCGCCGACCCG